GCGGGTGCAAAGGGTCTAAACTTATGTCTACGTTTGATTGTATTCACAGTATCCTTTACATCATATCGCACATCTGCCAACAGAGAACGATTACCCAGTGCACGAGGGCCATACTCTGCACGACCATTCGCAACACCACATATCTTGATGTCAACGAGGTACTGAGCGACCATCTTAGGGTCTATGGGACGATCAATGTTGTGACCAAGGTAAGGACTACACTTTACGTTGTCTCCACCCGTGGCCTTGTGCCACGAGTACAGGGCACACCCCAGTGCATTACCAGCATCATTGGGCGCAAGAGCAATATGCATGTCATCGAACAATTCATGGATCTTAGAGTTGGCAGTTACATTCTGTGCACACCCACCACTGTAGACAAGTTTAGAACCATACTTACGTGCTTCAGTCATCACCTTGAGTACTTCGTCCTCAAAGAACTTCTGTATAGTTGCACTGGCATCTTCTTCTGATATGCCCTTCACTCGCTTTAGAACTTTATGTTCATATTGAACATACTTTGCAGACAAGGCACTCTCTGCAACACAATTCCCCTCAAAGTCTACTATCTGCCTTACATTACAACCATCCTCACTTTCAAACCAATAGTACATATTGTAAAGGATATCATAGAGAGTCTTATCTACCTTACCGTATGAGGCCAGTCCCATGACGATATATTCGTCCCTCAACATTTTGAATCCAAGGGCAGATGTTACTGTCCCGTAGATAGATCCCAAGGACTGGGGCCACAGTATTTGTTTGATTGTCTTGAAGTTGTGGTCTTTGATGACCAGAGACTCAAGTTCACCAGAACCATCTACCGACACCATGACGGTGTCTTCTTTTGATTCCCACGGACGAGTCAGAAATGCGAGAGCACAATGACTCTCGTGATGTTCGTTGAAGGTGTCAAAGGTAAGAGAGTTCCGCATGGGGTATGCGGTATCAATCCAACCTCGTTTTGCCTTTCTAGCAACATCTGGATTATTTTGGAAGGTACGCATACCACCCATCTTCTCCCTACGAAGATCTGCGTCTTCATAGTAAGTGACATGATCGTCTTTATTTACAAACGACCACATCTCTGGGGGTATCAAGTGATCCATCTTTAGACCACTATACCGTTCTGCTTGGGACGCAAATGCTACCGAACCGTCTTGGTTGACGATGGCAAGACCGGCGTCATGAAAAAACTCTGAAAAACCTACATATCTCATGTAGTTATATATACATCAACCAACTAGGTATTCGTATACATTTTTCCAACCCTTCATTAGAGGGTACTTCTCAGATTTCATGTTGTAACCGTGTTCCATGACAATAGAGTCCAGACCGAACTGGTCTCCAGCGTCTGCGTTCTCAACCTTGTCTTCGACCCAAGTGTATCCGGTACCTTCGTATTCCTTCAGGACTTCATCCTTGTCTGCCCCAGTGTCAAGGTAAATGAACTTCTCAAACGCAGTCTCACCAAATAACTTTCTGATGTTCATGGTTCGTAACTTCTGTGCGTTCTCGTTCTTACTTAGACTTGTGATCAGGTGAAAGACATAACCATGTTCTTCGTGAAGTTTCCTCACATATTGGATCGCGTCTCGTAGGGGTGGGATAAAACCGACAGCCGCACTCTCGTTGAACTCTCGAACTAGTTTCTTAGACTCTGGTTTAGTAAGTCCCGCATAGATTTCGTGGATGCTGTAGGCATTCTTGTTAATAACCTCATATCCCTTCTCAGTCATCCAGACATCGAATGCGTATCCCCAGTTCAACAGGACACCGTCAGCATCGGTCAGTATGACTTTGTGGTATTGATCGAGCACTTTTACTCCTTACTTCTCGATTATGTTGCTATTATAACAACATGTGTAGGATTTGTCAAGTGCTAAATGTACTTAAATAGATCCATTTTGTGATGTTTCAACATCTCTACTTTGTTGCCACCACCTGTATAGTGGAGGAAGTTTTGGTCTCTCCACTTGTCGTAGGCACTCATAGCACCATCACCATAGTCTCCATGCCAGTCGCGATAGTGAGTAGGGGTATCATTCCATGTCTGATCAAGACCCAGAACCGAGAATCCATGTTTGACTAACTGGCCTGAGATCCAAGGTTGATCGTTGTTTAACCAGTACGGAGTATTGTGTTCAATACCATCCTGTACATAGTCATACCAAGGATCGAATACTTCCCTTGCTTTGTGACGAGCCTCTCTAGACCATATTAAGACACCAGTATTAAGTGTAGCGATACATGAAGGTCTCTGTGGAGGACTTGTGGGTACTACTGGTATATTGTTACGAGCATACTTCTCTTCGATCAGGATTCGTTGCTTATCGTCATAATCCCAAGTATTGTATCCACCTGACTGATCCGTGCGTATGTCCGATTCATAGACACCACAGACATCATAATCGCCAGCGAGGTCAAAGATATTCTCTTCAGTGTTACATATGATATCAGCGTCAACAAACAACACTTGATCAAAATTATCGTAGAGAGGATCATAAATCACACGTAGGCATTCAAAGAGCAACACCGAGTTACCCGATTTATCAGCGGTATAGACTTGTTTCTTAGAATAGTGATGGACAGCATCTATTTTTTCAGCATAGATTGAAAAAGATTCCGCAGATAGATCTGCTGTCTTTCTGTACAAATCACTCCTATTACCATCACGGCCATATTCAGGGACTTTACCACGAGCCTCGGTGTCCTCGTTGGTAACCATATATTGGAAAATTGCGTTTTTCACTCAGGCAAACCAGTGGTATATCGGGTTGCGCCTTCATGACGGGTAGCAGTCAGACATTGGTTCCGGTTATCATCACCAGCCCAACTGACATGTATCCAACCAGATGATGGATCACCTTCCTCGTAGAACTCAGAGATCAACTGATCAAACTCTAGGTTATCTCTGATCCACTGTGCGACCACAAGGTTATCAGACCCATCACACTCAAAGTCTACTGCTTGTCCCTTGGAGTGTTGAGATCTGGGTGACCCTCCGATTGCTTCGTTGAGTGCAGGAGAACGATATCCAGATGTGATACGAGTCACCCCGAACTCTTCCCGCACTGCCTGTACGACATTCTCGAACAGTGCCTTGGCACTCTCTAGATGATCACCTTCAGGGGTGTTATTGATACCCAGACGAGTTGCCGTCTGAGACTTGGTATATTCTTTTAACGAAAAGTTTTTACTTAGGTTCATTTGATCTTACCTCTCTCTACCATTTCCTTAGTCATTATATAGTCTCGCACGAAGTCTGACCTTACAATGTCGGGCCATCCGAACTCAACGGTGGTAAAGTTATTCATGACTTCCATGATGTTCATGAAGTGTAGTATGCCGTTCTTATCGGTTTCTTTACCTAGATCTGACTGATAGTAATCACCACTAAAGATGATACGACTGTTACGTCCCACTCGTGTAATTATAGAGTCCAACTCGTGGAAGGTCAGGTTCTGCATCTCGTCCACAATGACAATAGTATCATCCAAAGTGACACCCCGTATGAACGAGGTTGACATAAAGTTGATGACACCTTGTTTCTCTAGGTTTTCGTATGCACCGCTCTCATTGAACAGTTCAGTACAGACCGCACGATAGGGTGAGGTATAGGCATCAACCTTCTCTTCAATAGAGCCAGGCAGATAACCCATCTCTCTGGTGGGGACTACACTTCTTACGATAACAAGTTTGTCTTGGGAATAGGACTTATCAAGAACATCCTGTAGTGCGAGATACATTCCTATGAAGGTCTTACCTGTGCCAGCGGAACCACATAAAACGAGATGATCTTGTTCGTTCCATGCGTCATACGCAGTTTTTTGATTTGCCGTTATGGGATCGTATTTCAAAAGATGTTCAATACGAAGGCGTCTCATTTGACTCATTGTTTAATGTTACTTCCTCGACCAGAACCTTTTTCGATGTTACTCATTAGGTTTTTCCAGTCTCCCGATGTTTTATTGATTATATTACCTGTGTGGGTAACAAGGGCGGGTGCACCAATGCGTTGTTGCCAGTCAGGGCCCAACTCATCTAGACGTTTTTGTAGACGGGAGTAGGAACACATACATTCCTCCATCTCACCAGTTTCTTTGTTTACAATTGTGTAAAACGGCATATTTTCATTCTCCAAAGTGACGAGGGGGCGATGAACGCCCCCACGAGATAAATCACCTACCTTATCTATGCTAAGATTGTTTCTTCGTAATCGGCAATAGTTTGACTAAGGAACGCCTTTTTCATCGATAACTTGTGAGCAAGATTGTCTCTGCCTTTTTTCTTGAGACGGTGAATGTAATTATCAAGTTCACGGCTGTCGTTCTTTAATCGCTCTATTTGGTTTGTCGGCATAAATGCGCTCCTGTTATTATTGAAATAACATAACGAAGTTAAGATAATAGGGTGGGAAATGCCTCCTCAACTATCTTTTTAGTCAATCCTTTGACCGGAGGTTTCTTATCCTTCATTGCAAGAACGATCAGTGCGTCCTCTGCATGGATACTCTCCAATAATTGTATGAATTTGGTTTCTGTTTTAATTTTACCCAGTTCTGAATTTCTCGCACCTTCCACAAAATCACCGAACTGTCGGTGAAGTTTAAGTAGGGTGCTGGGAGTAGATTCAGGACGGTTGGGGGTATACGGTGGTTTGCCTTCAGGTAAAGCAAACTTTAGTCGCTCGTCAAAACAACCCCGAACAACGTCTTTGACGGCTGGAATGGAATCTCCCATCTCTTTGAGAAAGGTGATCTTGTCTTTCCGGTTGGTTAATTTTGTGAAATCTTCAAAGATCTCAAACACTTCTTTCTGCATAAGGTTCCTCTTATGATATTATATATACGCAGAAGGATCTCTAAACACCAAAATATTCGCGAAATTCTTGGACTTCTTGTTCCCATTCCACGACTTCAAACGTCCAATGTGCGACACCTTCTGCGTTTTCGCACTCTTCTGCTATCTCCAACTGCTTCTTTGCTTCATTCAGGATTGTCCCAAGACCTTCCAAACGTTCAGCAATTTCTTCGGTTGTCATCATTATATAGTCATTCCTTACGCTCCATCCATGCCTTAAAGACAGCACGAGCTTTGTTTTTTTCCAGACCGAACTCTTCGGTCAAGTAACGAGGGGCACCAAACATATTCATCTGACCCGACTCACGCAGAGCGTCCAGAATACCGAAGAAGAACTCGTCCATGCTTATTTCTTTTGTCATTAGATTATCCCATTGATGTAAAGTATTGACAGGGGGGCTACTATCCATAACCCCGCGATTAACCATTCCAATCGACCCCACTCTCTCATGCGTACACCTTTATGTAAGTGTAGTGACTTCTGTGGAAGTAGTCGGTCATTATGTCATCTTTACAGAAGTACTTGGGGCCTTTCATGGCCTCGACCAACTCGTTGAAGAACCCTTCATACTTGCCGTAACGTTCAGTCCAATATTCGTTGACATCCAATCCCCATCGGGCGGCATCTTCCTTGATCTCTTTAGCACGACCAGCAGGGTTTTTCAAACCCGTAGTCCTGACATACTCTTCAACGATCTCAGTACCACCCTTGATCTTTACGACCAAACCGCTGTGGTGTTGAACACCGATAGTACCTTTGAACCCGTACTTCTTCAACACTGCTTTGATCGCAGGAGCAAGTTCTTTCTTCATTTCTTGACTAACGTAGGCCATTTCTCAGTTCCTTTCTCAGTTTCAATACAAGTATTATACACCCTGTATCAGAGATTGTCAAGGGCTTTTTTGAATTTTTTTCATTATTTCTTCAAAACCTTCAAACATTCTGTTGCCAAAGAACTTCATATTCAGATCCTCTTCCCATGAGGTGTGCGTATCAGTGTGCCATTTTCCCTCATGAGGGAAGATAGACAGAGTTTCTGAGAAGTATTGACCCCACTCCATCATACAGTCTACTATCATCTCCATCGTATCGTCCTCAAACGCATATATGGAGTCTAACTTCATCAGTCGAGGTAGATATCGTTTGACGGACAACCGTGATATCTCAGGGCCAAACAAAGACGGTGATGCAAATGTCAATGAGTTCAGAGACTTGGCAGACATTAGTGCTGGTAGGATATTCCGTTCAAAGGCACCCTTGTGGTGGTATGACAGAGGGTATCCTGTCCTTCTATTGCGATAATAAGGAATGAACTCCTCAACGTTCTCTAGGCACTGCTTGTGAGTTACCCTCATACCTTCAAATGGATTCTCTTCTCGTTTCCAGAACTTGTCACTACGGATAAACGCATAATCATCTTCAGTCACTTCCCACGGTTGGATATCATCTGTATCAGGTGGCAGTTGTGTTGCGTCTATGATATTGCGGATACTAGTAGATCCATTCAGATAGATCTCATACGCAGGATTGTGTTCAAAGTACTTCTCGTGAAACCTTCGCGAAGCCTCATCAAAGTATTCTATCCTATTTACAGGTAACCTGTCAAGGTCTTTTTCGTCCAAACCTTGAGTTCTGCCTTCCCACATAGTATCAGGAATGATCCATAAAGGAACTCCTAACTCAAGACACGCGAACATGGCTGCCAGTTGAACCACCCCGTTCTTAGGTATGATGATGGTGGTGACCTGACCCTTTGATACACCATTCTGTATCAGAAGATGTTTGAACTGATTAATGATTTCACAAAACTCATCTTTAGAACTTCCATCTATAAGAATGGCGTCATTTATAACATTACGATTGATCATCTTTTTTTATTTTGCCGCAGATGTAATAAAGATATTCCGCAAATTCAGTATGCGCCTGTTCGTCGGGGTGACCGCCCGGATACCAGTCTCTAGGTTCTTGGAATTCTTTGAGTGTCATGTCATAGTCACCAAGACCAATCCGATTTTCTTGACGCAGGAGGTTCAGTGATTCTGATGTCCAATCGCGCCACTGGTGGACTTGTTTACTTGTCCTTTGACCTGCATTTTTGACCCTAGTGCTTATCTTCATATATTCCGATCTAATATGAGAATGGAATACACCTTGCATGATCGTAATGCCCATACCATCACATAAAGCTTGGAGTGCTACCATATTACTCAGTAGATGGGTATACCCAGTAGCAAAGGCAGATCTTATCGCAGTGATAGTTCTTGCTTGTCTGCCAAATGTATTGTGATAATTGTATATAGCATCATTACAATGTATTAGAGATAACTCCTTGCTCATAGATAATGTAACATCATTTTGTCTGCGTTCATGCCACTGGGTCATGGATATATGGGGGAAAACTTCTGCCGCATCAACATCACGATCCTTGATCTCAAGCATTGTTTCTTTTCTTAGTGGATCAGACCATAAAACCATTACATTAGTTACGTTACGAGTCTTAGAATGTTTTACCAGATAGTCTACGGTATCACGAAAAATCTTTTCATTACCGCTACCGCAGTTGGCAATGTTGTCATAGTCTAACCCCAGTTTACCTGCTAGTTGGTCAGCCCAAGTAAGATGCCAGTGAGTCATCGGTAACTCATAACACCCCTCCAATTCATCACCAAAAGTGAAACTACATCCGTTTACTAATAACACTTAAATGTCCCCTTAACTGCTCATGATTGATCTTTGTATCCTGAAAGAATGGTGTTATATCAAAACCATCGGGGATATCGATCTGTGTATCTCTTTCTCTATTTAGTATGTAACGACCTTCTAGAAATGAAATATCGTCATCAATATACCGAGGTTTATCCCACCACTCATGCTCTATCTGTAAAAAAGATCTTCGAGTATTAGGATGATTTCTTATACTAACCTCATAAAAGTCATCCGGTAACACACCAAGACTATTGGGAAACATCTCAGTATCAGCTTTCACAAGGTTTACTAATAGTGGAATGGCGGTATCAATACTACCGTAATGTGACTGAAAACAAACATTATGTTTCTTTGCTAGTTCAACAAACTCCTCATCCAATACAAACCCAGACATATTGATATTCAGTCTGCTTCGGAAAGGCAAAGGGAATGAGTCGAGGAAGTCGTATAGTGTACTCTTGTTTGGTATCATAATATGAGTAGCACCAAATTCATATATCCCTTGCAACCCTCTTAGGTAGGATGTTGATTCTTCATGAGAATCATCGTGACCAATTGAAAAGGTTTTGTGCATATCACTACCGAAACCACGATGCATGGCCATAAGACTAGGTAGTAGTGAGGTGAGCATGGCAGAGGCATGGTGTAGATTTCTAGAGTGAATCACTCGCGAATGTCGGGTGAATCCAAATATCTTTATATTTCTTTTGGTAATAGCCACTACCTCTTTATGAGAGAATGTGACTGGTTTGGATGGCCCAGTCGTTCCTGATGTGGAACTGACCAGAAAGGGATCATCCTCATACACGGGTGCTGCCTGAAAGAACTTATATTGAGTCGGAGACTCCGCATCAATACCAACTCCACCATACAGTCTCATCATCTCATCATGTAGACCATTATAGATGGTAGTAGTATCCTCGGCAGAACTGTAGATGTAGTAATCGGACGGGCCGTGGAGTGCAAGTTTAGTAAACGGTAACGACTCTTTAGTTGCAGGACTATCCAGTATGAATACTCTCAGTCCCATCTCAGCACATGCAAATATTGCACCCACATGATTGACATCAACTTTCATCATCGATATCGTAACAAGATCACCCTTCTTTGCGCCAGCATCAAACAATCGCCATTTCATCTGATTTATATGCGGGTCGATTTCGTTGTTATCAAACTCATCGCATATGAGGTTACGATCTAATATGCTTTGCATGAATTTTGCATCCTATAAACTCATTGTAGTATTCATCACTCAATAGAACATCGTATTGGAATTGTAGTTTTGCTTCGTAGTACGAACACTCACCTTTGGTACGACACAGTCTTAGAACCTCTCTACGGAACTCCTGACCCCCTTCTACGAGGGTTTTTACCTGTTCTGACGAACCATAGTAGTCACGCCAGTCCGATTGGACTCGTGTTCTTTTGCGTCTTTTTCTTGTTTTCGTAACAGGGAGTATCTTGGGTTTCCAGAAGAACTTCTTACCAATATACTTTTTACCAGTGTTTAACTCCGTCAAGCAGTAGACGAATCCTTGGTAGGGTTCCAAGAACTCGTCTTCTGGCTCAAACTCTTTACCTTCGTACATCCACATGAAGGTATATATGCTTAGTCTATAGTGACTCCACACATAGGACAGTATTGGGGTTCCTCCTCACTGTCCTTTACTATAACCTCCACTTCAGTCTCACAGAGATTACACTCTAGTACAAAGATTGGGAGTTCATCATCCTCTATCATGCGGCGTTTGCTTCTGGAGCATCGTCCTCCCAACCCCAATCACCTTCCATACCGTTAACGGAATACTCAGTGACTCGTTTCTCAAAGAAGTTATCATGGGACGCACCATTCAATACCCAGTCCAACCACGGTAGTGGATTGTCCTTGACACCGAACTTAGGCTTCATACCTAGTTGCAGTAGTCTACGATCTGCAATGTGACGGATGTATTGCTTGACATCTGCCTCGGACAGACCTTCGATATCTCCAGACTTATATGCCAATGTGATGAATCGGTCTTCTAACTTCACGGCATTCCTAGCCATCTGGTAGATCTTAGACTTTAACTCATCGTTGACGATACGTGGATGTTCTTCACAGAACTCACGGAACAGTTTAGCGTTCCCCTGTACGTGCAGTGTCTCATCACGGATAGACCACTCTACAATCGTACCCATACCCTTCATCTTACCGAACCTCTGGAAGTTCAGCAACATCACAAAGGATGCGAACAGGGACATACCCTCATTGAATACAGACTGTGCAAGTACCAAGGCAAGACCGTTCAGAGAATGAATATCACCCTCTTTCATGAAGTCAATCTTGTCTGCCATCTCCTTATATTCCATAAATGCAGAGTGTTCTTCATCTGGTAAACCTAGAGTGTCATTCAACAATGCATAAGCACGTTGGTGTACACCTTCACGGTTTGCAAATGAGGACAACATGTTACGGACTTCGTTGTTTTTGAAACGAGGTATCAACAACTCGTGATAGTTCTCACCGACCTGTACATCAGACTGGGTGAACAGCCTCAGTACTTGGGTGATAAACTCTTTCTCGTCTTCGTTTAGTTTTGTTCTCCAGTCTTGGATATCCTCAGACAGTTCTGCCTCATCCTCAACCCAGTGAACCTCTTCGTGTTTCTTTACAAGTTCAACCGCCCAAGGATATTGGAACGGTTTATACGTTTTACTAAATTCTAGTAGTGCCATCTATTTTTTTATCCTTCACAGGCAATGCATTCATCACCCTCTTGAGTTTCATGGTTCTCGTTCAAATGCGCCATCAAATCATCCCAACCACCAACATACTCACCTTCTAGGTAGATTTGTGGTACGGTCTTGACTTTACGACCTGTGACTTCGGCAGCAGACTTTCCGATTTCTTTTAGGTCAATATAGTCAAAGGGGATTCCTCTCAATGTCAACTCTTCTTTTGCCATAGCGCAGTATGGACAATCGTCTTTTCCGTATACTATAGTACGCATATCACCCGCAAGTGCAATACGTTCTACCTTCTCGGATACATTCTCTGCTCTTTGTTTTGCTTCTGTACGCAAGTAATACAGACCCTTGAGTCCGTCCTTCCATGCTCTCAGATGCACTTGGTTTACATAAGACTTCTCGGCTCCAGCAGGGAAAAATAGATTCACCGACTGACCTTGACAGATAAATGGTTGACGTTCTGCTGCGTGTGTAACCACCCAGTTTTGGTCAAGTTCATCTGCTGTCTTAAAGATTGCCTTCTCTCCTTCAGTAAAGAAGGGAAGGTGTTGTACCGAACCTTTCTTGGTAATGATTGATGTCCAAGTAGATTCGTTGTTTTCACCCTTCTCATTTAAGAGTTGAGTAAGGTATTTATTCTTTACGAGGAACGAACCAGCGCGTGTCCTATGTGTGTACGCATTTGCCTTCAAAGGTTCGATAGATGGACTCGTTGATAGGATTACACCACTTGAGGCATTTGGCGCAATCGCAAGAAGATGGGAGTTCCTTCGTCCATATCCCTCTCCATCTGGATACTCTCCTCTTTCCAAGGCAAGCAAGATGGTCTCGTCTTCTGCTTCGGATTTGATTCGTTCAAAGACTGTTCTGTTGATTTCTCTTGCTGCTTCGGATTCCCACGCAACACCGTGCTTTTGCAATAGGGAATGAAATCCCATGGCTCCAAGACCAATGCTTCGTTCACGTTCAGCAGAGTACTTGGCTCTGGTAATAGTGTTGGGTGCTTCATCGATGAAGAACTGCAAGACATTGTCAAGCATACGAACAAGGTCACGGATAATAGTAGTATCTTTCCATTCATCATAATATTCCAAGTTTAGGGAGGATAGACAGCACACTGCCGTTCTATCCTCGGAGGTTGGTAGGTGTATTTCGTTACATAGATTAGATCCGTGGATCTTCAGTCCACGATCTTTCAATGGTGTTGGTAGGTCTGCGTTTGCGGTATCAATAAAGTTCAGGTATGGTTCACCTGTACGGAATCGGATCTCAAGGATACGCTCCCATAGTTTACGTGCATTGATAGTTTCTTTTACCGAATCATCTTTTGGATCGCGTAATCCAAACTCGGCATTCGCATGAACCGCCTCCATGAACTCATCGGTGATATTGATTGCGTTATGTAGGTTCAATGCCTTGCGTTGTACATCACCCGTAGGGATACGCATATTCATAAACTCAACGATGTCAGGGTGGTGGATATCCATGTACGCAGCGTAGGAACCCTTACGAGTCTTACCCTGACGATACGCAATCATGTCTGCGTCTACTGTGTGTAGGAAGGGCATAGGGCCCGGCGCGATGTCTGATACCGTTCTTACATCAGACCAATGACCACCGACACCACCACCATACACAGACAACCATCTGAGTTCTGATGAGTGTCCGATTAGACCTTCGAGGGTGTCAGGTACATAGGTGAGGAAGCAAGAGATGGGCATCCCTTTGTCTGCTTTGGTGCCATTGGGTGCATTAGAAAGAACCGGACTCGCGAACATGAACCACTTATTGGACACATAGTCATAGAGACGTTGTGCCAATTCATCATCCATCTCGTTTCGATACTTAGACCATGCTTCTGATGCCCGTTTGAAACCCTCTTGGGGACTCTTCTCATAATCACGCAAATAAAAGTCTTTTAACATTCCCACTGCGTATTCAGCGAGGAGACTATCTTTCTTCTTATCAATTTTTACGGGCATTCTTTCTTTTCCATGCGTATAGTTTTTTTAGGGGTAATAGTATATATCACCCCCATAATTTTGAGATCAGGTATTATACGCTATATGGGAAAGAAAGTCAATCTTTTATTTCAGTTTCTTCCTCTTGAGGTTTTCTCTCAATCGCACCCTCGTAGTAGGCTATGATTGCCTTCTGTTGCTCCATATATCGTCGGATCTCTCCGATGTTCAGAGCGAGGGTTTCGTATGATCTTACACTGAAGGCGTAGAATACCCACTCTTGACCATTGTCTTTTTTGTAGGTTTCTATAAATTCGTCCCAGTTCTCCTCGGTCACCACATAGATTTTGGGGTGGTTGAGACTTACTGGTTTAGGTGCGACCTGTAGAGGAATCTTGTTCTCGACAAACTTGGTCTGGATAACAACCTCTGGTTCAGGAGGTTGTCTGCTTAGGAGTGAGCAGCCGCTAATTACTGGTAGTAGAAGCAGCGCCGCTAATAGTCTCAATTTCATTCCACACCTTCTTGGTAGCATTATTGACTCTCGTTTCAATCATTCCCGGCTTCTTCAGACTAAGCAAGGTGAGGTCATGTCTTTGTAGTTTACCCCGCAGTTTGTCTGTGTAGACTTCTGCCTCCTGTAAACCTACTTGTAGTTCTTGGTTGCGTTCATTCATCTCTGTCGCAAATTCTTGCGCTTGTTCTAACGCCTTCTGATTCTCTTCTGCGACAATCTTTAACTTCACATTGTTTTCGCGTAGAGTTTCGATACGATCTTTCATATCGTTGTACTCACGATACACACCAAACACTACTGTACTCAGTAGACCAAATATAGCAATGAACACATAGACCTTAATCATTAGTCTTCTTTCTTGTAGATAGTCCAACCACCATATGCGATAGCAGCATAGGCGGCAATAGAAGCGAAAGGTTTGAACACTAGGAAGATAACTCCCGCAGCGATAAGAACCACACCATCAAGTGAGGTTCGTTCTTTGAGTCTTGCTTTGATAAAGTCCATTAGAAGGTATACCTTATTTCAGTTTCTAGTTTTGATTTTGGCACCGAACCATCAGCATCCTTGGTTTCAAGTTTGCCTTTGAAAGTAAACTTATCTTTCTTAAACTTGTATCCACTCTCCCAACTGTACCCATCGGTCATAGGGCCCGCTTCAAGATATAAGTTATTGTCGGCCTTATACCCAAAACGAAGATGCTGCGTGTTTTTATCAAACTTCCAGTCTTTGTGTTGATGTTCATGCTTGTACTCTATGTACGGGTTTGCATGAGACATCATGGGTGCAAGTATAATCAATCCTAATAGTTTTTTCAAAGTGCCTTTGCTCCCACTTTTCTGTGTCCATTCCATGCAACAAACCCACCGATGCGTAGTGCCCAGTATGCCAGTTTGTTCAGGAAGTGAAATCCATTCTGCTCAATACCGATGTCACGGAACAGTGCATCCGCCTCTTTCTGTGTCATGGGGTCTGTTGTACTCTTCTTACCCTTCTTGAGTAGGACAGTGTACTTGTAGGCATAGTCATGAACCAGACCACCTACGAGTAGTACACCAGTCGGTGATAACCATGAAGCAAGGAACTTAGGAACAGAGGCACCGTCAAAGACGAACCCCTTGGGGATGACATACTTCTCACCGTCTAGAGAGAAGTTCCAGTCTTTGGCAATCTCCCATGTGCGTACACCCAGAAGCCACATCTTGATCGCACCCCAGAACCCTTTACCTGCCGTTTCGATTGTAATGGGTCTCATGTGAGGCATCTCATTAAACTCTAGACCAACCAGTGGTTCATCCTGATCAACACCGAATAGGTTAATGATCCACCCTATGATGATCAACACACCTGCGAGGGTGAACTGCCACCATGTCATCAATTGGTCTATAATGAATTCCATCTACTTACTCCAGTATTTCCTTGATTCTTCTTGTTTACTTATAAAACGTTTCAAGACATCTGGTCTATTGTCACGTTTCTTTTTCTTCTTGCCAAGATATACTGGTACGGTTTCACTATCGTCTCCTGCCCCAGCGACTGCACCTGTGGCAGTCATTTCTTCAGTGAATTGCTTGAATCCCTTCATCGCGTAATCTCTCCTGATGAGAAGTAAACCCACTGCTTAGAGTTTAGGTGCATTCCCTTGTATATATCGATACCTAAAACTTCATGAACTGGACTTGAGTCACTTTCAAAAACTCGTACCCTGTCATCTTTCTTCACTATGTCTTCACAGTCTATAGTGATGGTATCGTGTTTGAATCGATAGACGCCTGGCCCTAGTTGTTTGTCTTCCAACATAAACCATTGAGAGTCTTCTGCGAGTACATCAAGGATGTCTATGCCTGTCTCTTTGTGGATCTGCATGAGTTTAGAATTTGATAGTTGACCATTCTCTTTGATCAGTGCGAGTGCTGCACCATACCTAGCGACTACGGACTGTCCGCCAGGCACCTTTGCCATAAGTCGTTTGAGGTTGAATACCAGACGGTGGAATGGGGTATAATGGCTGCGATATGCATCACGGTCATCAGTACTATTCGTATTGAAGTCCTTGCGTTTCTTCCCGTCTTCATCTACAATACCGGCCTTGTATGCTTCAGTGTCCGTAAACGGAGTCACTAACAGTTTCAAGAACCGGATTGTATAGACGAGGTCTGCTGCTGATTTGAGTAATCCCATAAGTCTATTTATACATTTTTTATTTCACGCAAGCGTTCAACTACCAAACTATCCATCTCAATATTGGTATATTCGGTGTTCTTGATTGCGTTAAGGAATATTAGAAAGGGTTTCAATGTGCCCCAGTGTTCAAGTTCGATCTTGAGTTCAAGGATGTTTAGTCCTGCCTCGTAACCGAACACATTAAATATTACGATAAGATGATTAAGAATAAGACGGTCTGATAGTACACCAGTATCTCTGTAACGATTAAATAACCTCTTTATGTACTTAAATTTCTTCAGATCTTCATAAAACTCTTCACTATCAATACATCTAGGATTATGATAGTTTTGAGCGGCATATACCGTTACATTATCTTTGGTGAGTTTCATCATATAACTACTTATATGATTTTATGCCCTCTCACGAGGGCAAAAGGTTAACTCAATCCAATGATTGTCTTAGTTTTTTCTACGAGAGTCTGTTTACTTTCACGACGATCTAGTTCAACACCGTGTTGGCGACCAAGTGCTTCAAGTTCTGTCTTCGTCATCTCATCAAGTGACTTGTTACCCACGGGGGCTTCGGTCAACATCTGAGGAGCAGGCGCAGGGGCACTTCCGTGGAACTCTGCAATTTGGTCTGGAGTGAATCCACCAGACTTGTATAATTCACCAGTCTGTGGGTCTTCCCAACCATTTGCAGTTGGAACTGCGTTTTCGCACCATGCGGGAGCTTTAATTGTCATAACATTTACCTTCTATTAATATGAGAATCCGACTGCAACACCAAGTACACCAGCGTTTGCAGCGAATATTTTATCGGTAGGTGATTTCTTTACTACCTCTGATGCACCAGCAGCCAAAGTGAAAGTACCTATATCAGTACCTCCAGCTTCTTCTAGGGTCACTAAGTGAGCGGATGTGTGAGTATTAATCAACCTAACTGCCGAGGCTGCACCAAAAGTGGATGCAGCACCGCTAGTAGTACCACACGCTGCCTGTGTTCCTTCAAGTATGATCATTAACAATCTCCTCGACGTTTTGCCATTCTTTCTAAGAATGCCTTTGCTTCTCTGGTACGAGCATCATATGCTTTCTTTTCTTTCTCGGTGTCACGCTTCATATCACCAGCAAGTTGAGCACGTGCCATATCAACAAGAGATACAGAACCACTCTGAGTTGCAGGGTCTACTACCATTGCTTTCTCTTCAATGGTCTCAACATCACACTCACCGCAGCAATCTTCGGTACCACAATTCTCGTGATCTTCCTTTACAGGTGCTTCTGTTGATTTGACAACATTAGTGTCACCCGCAGCATTGTCCTGTGGACGTTTACCAGACTTTGCCTTAGTTGCTTGTCCAGCCTTGGTTGCAGTCTCAGGATTTTTTGTACCATCTTCGGTCTCAGACTTATGCTTGTCGGCAAACTCTTTAGACTTAGGAGATTCCTTGTCCATGATACCTTCAGGTTTGGTAGCACCTTTAGTCTCTTTGCGTTCACCCAGAATGTTCTCAAACATATTCAGAAGTTCTTCGGTTGCTTCACCGATCTTAGAAATCTCTGCGGTCTTGGCATTAGATGCAACTTTCTTCTTGTCATCCTTCTTACCAGCAACCTTGGGTGCTTCTTCTTCTTCGCCACCCTCGTCCTCTTCTTCTTCTTTCACAGAGTACTTCTTACCAGCAACTACGAACTCGTCTTCACCCTTTTCTTTAGCAGCATTGAGTGCTTTAGTGAATGCGTTACCTTCTTCTTTTTCTTTATTCTTTGCGGGTTTCTTACCACCATCGATGGCATCATCGGTAGCAGCACGGCGCTTGTGTAAATACTCGTCCGAGGAATCTACATCGCCGTCATTGTCGATGTCCTTGTCCTTACGATCTTTGAACTTCTTGTCGTTCGCTTTATCGTCAACAGGATCTAGTTTTTTCTCACTAAGATTAGCATTCACCACGGAGGCCCATGCAGCACCTAGTTTTTGGATATCAGATGTTTTCATTTTGTCTCCGTTCACATCCAGAAGTATTTGACTATACCAGCAATAACTGCTACAGATATAGCGTATACTACTTTATTAATGATGGCAACCGTTCTCGCGTTGTCATCTACCTTTTTCTCTATGTCATCCAACTTGGCGGAGAACTTATTCATCCGATCAAAGTTATTGTGGTTATTCTTTTCTATGGCAATCAACTTTTCTTCTGCACGAGCAAGACTAATCATTGCTTCAGATAGTCTATCTATCTTCTCTTCAATACGATCTAGTCGTTGCGTCTGTGTACCTGATTCAGCCATAAAAATTTCCCATTTACATATAGAGTATTACTCGTTTCTCTCAGTCGCAACACTTACAGTTGCAACATTCGCAGCATGAACATCTCATCGATAGTTCTCCTTTGAAACAGCGTTATGTTTATTTATAAGATTCCGATTTTCTAATCTGTAACTACAGATCTTATATTCCCAATATTTCGGGATTCTTACTCCTAAATACTCACCTATACGAGTGAGTTCGTTTGTTGTCCCCGTCGAATCAAATAATAATTCATACGGATCGACCAATAAAAAATCATGGTCTTCTGGGATTGTCTCCATGTACACATTAAAGTAATGTGCCATAGACTCCCAAGGTCTGTTCCAAAACTGTTCAGTGTCCAATATACCATCATCAATCATGGCCTGACCTTGTGCATGGTCAGATGGTTTCACCAGTTTCAGTCTTGCCAGTTGTTCTGTGTACTCAAGACTCTTTTTATTTCTAGGCATAAAAATAATAGTCTTGGTCTCACCCCAATCATTCCAAAGATAGTTAGACCAGAACTCTTGGTGTAGAACAAACCCGTAACCGTGGTCAAGTCTAACATTCCAGAGTTCTTTATTCCACTCAGGTTTCTGTACCTGAAAAGGATTACCTCTAGTCACCTCTATTTCGTGTGACTGGTAATCCTCTCGCTTCAAAAACCATCGCGAAGTCTCTTTGTCTTGTTGTAGTGGTTTTTCAGCAACACCTTCTAGTTGCTGTAACAAACCACCAAAAAACTCACCACCAGCACCACCACGGTACAGTAGATTTATAATTTTCATTTCATCTAATTATCAACTTTAGAACTTGCTCTCCATTGATAGCAACTCCAATATCTTGCTTTCCACTTAGGGCCTGGGTCAGCACAATTATGCCTTGCTCTAAATGATGCCCTCTTCTTCGGATCGTCCCTATTGATTCCCATGTTGGGATCACCAAATCTTACGACAACGACCTTACCTTTCTCATTCTTAACATACACCTTGAACTTCTTATTAGGGTTCTCAGATGTACGAATCGGATCATTTAGTTTAACCTTCTTCCCTTGATACTCAGACTCAGTAATTTCCAAGTGTTCAAATAGATCATTGCATTCACAATGTTCATCTATACTGTGGTATTCGTTAAACTTTTTCATGTGATATATGTATTGAGTTCGTACCGCTTGTTGTCTAGATTGGTTACCTGTACGGCAAGCATCTTACGCTTCTCACCATCCAACCCAAGAGTAAAACTATTGGTCTTACCGTTGGAGGGTTTCTTTGGCCCCATTGCAACTTTACTATCGATGTCATCAGTAGACACCGTGAAACCTTTTTTCTTTGCAAATGCATATGCGGCACCCATTGCACCGGAATATGTTTTATGATATAGAGGATAATCATGACTTTTCTCATACATCATGTGTTTGAATGATTTCATCGCACTCTCTTTAATAATGCTTTGATTGATCTGAGATCTTTAGAGACCACTTTCTGGAACTTCTCTTTGTCCGCTGGTCTCTTCAAAGTGTTGAACATATTGGCAAGTTTCTTGGCATCGTCCTGAGACAGTTTACCTTTCTTACCATCCTCAAACTCAATCTCGGAACCTTTCTCTAAGTCTGCTGCTTTTCGTATTTGCATAACAACATTCTTAGAGGCAGCCTTGCGGTCATCATCAGTCGCGTCATTATCTACATCGGCAGGGTCAATCTTTCTTTCTTTGATTTCTGGTTTCTCGTGGGTGTAACCCATCTTCTTCATGCGTTCATGATCTTCGGGTTTCTCTGCTTTGTAGGCCTTACCCGTCTTAGGATCATACATCATGTGAGGTTCAAAGTCATCCTCTTTCATCTTCTCTTTCTTAGAGATAGCAATTGCCGCCTGTTGTGCTGGAGAGACTGCTTCTTTCACCAATAGTTTAGCATCAACAGACTTATCATTATTACCACCAAAGTTTACTTTGACATCACCATCACCGTAGTCCT